GTTGTTGGTAGTTGAAGTCTTGGACTTTCTGTTGATGGGTCTTTCATTCAAGCCGAAACTGTAACAGACATAGTAAAGCTGATAGAAGTCACGTGGAAGTTCACAACGGCTTCCTTCAAAGCTGAATGTCTTCAAAAAAGACTTGTCACCGTGGTTTATTATCTGCTGATACAGGTCTGACCAAGCATTGTCCAGAAACATCATGTTTTCTTTCCAAGAAATGAAATCACTGTTCTGCAAGTCCGCAAGCATCTGTGCCTGTTCGATTAAATCTTTTGCATCGTATGTTGTCATACAGTATTAGTGCGAGGGACTAAAAAAGCCCCTTAGCTTAACAGCCTTGGGGCAAACAACTTATGGAGGTCTTAAGTCGTTATTGTCTATTATGCGATACCAGTTGCGCCGTAGAACAAGCCTACACCACAAACAGATGGGTTAGTTACAACGAATGAACCGAACATCTGGAGTGTAACTTCCAATGCAGGTCCGTTGATTGTAGCTTCACCAGGCTGGATGTTAAGGTAGTCGTCAATGATAAGTCCGTAAGGTGTTTCAGTCTTACCTTCGCCGTCCATTTCCATTGGGTCCTGTTTACCAGGGTTGTTACCTTCAACACCGTCATTTACTTTGTCTGTGTTTGTGTATGACCAAAGTGCTACATACTCTGAGTCGAGGATGTAGAAGCGTCCTTTTGGACAGTATGGGTCGTCAACGATGTTCTCGATGTAGTTTGTGCTGAAAGAAGCTGAGAACTTGTCGAAACCAACGTTAGCTTCACGCTTAGCTTTTGTAGAAGTCTGTGTGAAGTATGTGTTGTCTGTTGCGATTTCGTTAGAGAATGCGAGGAAGTCCTCATCATTCATAATGATAAGGTCAGCCTGTGAACCCTGACGACGACAACGCTGCAAGAGTTTCTGAACTGCTTCGTATTTCTTTTCGTTGATTGCAGAACCGTCATAGAATGCACCAGCAAGGCGGTCCGGAGCGATAGTTCGGTCTACACCGAAGAATGATGTGCTCATACTTGTACGTTTTGTTGGAAGCCAACCTGCAAGACCAACTGGAAGAAGTGGTGAAGCACCGTCGTTAGAACCAGAAAGACAGAGGTAATCTGTTGCCAAAGAAGCAACGGTTGCACTTGGTGTTACGTTTACCGTATTACCATTGATAGAGTTAACTGTCAAAGTTACTTTTGGTGTTCCTGCATTAAGTGTTGCCTTAACGTCAATCTTTGAGTCGATGTCGATTGCCATGATAGCATAGTCAGGAAGTGTGATGTCGATAGGTGTTGAAACTGTGAAAGACTCTGCCGGAGCCATAGCGATTTCACCATAACCAGTTCCATAAAGGGCAGCAGCCAAAGTCTTACGGAATGATTCTGATGCAGCGAACATTTTTGCACCAGCAATCTTCATGTAAGCACCACGTTTTGTCTGTGAAGCCTGAACTTCCTTTGAGTTCATGTCATAGACAGAGAAGAGCTGACCTGGTTCAACTGCGAACTCTACTGCTTTTGATACAGTAGCTGCGGCTGTACGTGCTTTTGTAAAGTCACCACCAACTGCGCCACCACGTCCATACATTGCAGAGAAGTTCTGTGTTTTACCCTCTACACGTTCCTTTTTGATTTTTTTCAAGACTGGTGAGTTACGGAACATAAGGTTCTCTACACCGTCTTTATAGAATACCTTGAGCATTGCCAAGATAGATGCACTAGCACTAATTGCCATGTTTTATTCTCCTTATTTTATTAGTGTTTTATTTAAGATTTTTAAGTTCTTCTTCAAAAGCAGCGACTTCCCCTGGGTCATCTTCTTCTTCTGTGGCTTCGCCTTCTGTGGCTTCACCTTCTGTAGCTTCGCCTTCTGTGGCTTCGCCTTCTGTTGAAGCAACAACCTCACCGTCCTCAGTTGTTACGATGGTTCCACCGTCTTCTGTCTGTTCGACTGCGATTTCTGTGTCTTCTGGAACGCCAAGTGCAGATTTAATAGAACTAAGTTTGTCGCCAAGCTGTTCTACAAGGGCTTCTACGTATTCGTCCTCGCCCATTTTGTCGCCTTCGAAATCGTCATACTTGTCAAAAGCTTCACGAACTACATCAAAGTCGTCGCCTTCAAGTGCTGACAGGTCTTCGTTGAACGGTCGAAGCTTCTCGCCGTATTTTTCATTGAAGTCGTCAAATCTTGCTTCCTTTTCCTGACCGGCGATGTATTCGTTGGCAGGGTTAATGATTTCGTCATAGACAACTGAAGTAAGGTCATTAACTTTCTTGTCTGTCGAAGCGATGCTATCGTCTACTTTCTTTTCCAACTCCTTAACGCGGTCTACAACCTGCAAAACTGCGTCACGCAAGGTGTTAAGATAAGCGTAAATCTCCTGTTCATTCATTAGAATTTCTCCTATAAAGTTCTTTTATTTATTAGTGCATTAAACCATCTGACCTATTTGCTGTGATTGGTCAAATGTCCGTCCGTCCCAGCCAGTTAGTCCGGGCTGACCCGTCATCATGTCCATGTCGGCAGGTGCCCCTTGCATAGGGACGCCAGGTACGCCTTGTGGTGGCTGTTGCATAGCCATTTGCTGTTGTTGCTGCATAGCTTGCTGCATAGCTTGCATTTGCTGTTCTTCTGGTGTTGGCTGGTTCATCTGGCTTTCCATGTCGATAACCGTGTCATAAAGTTTTTCCAGTTTTTCGATGTCGCCCTGGTTCTTTTTGAAATTGGCTGCCCTAAGTGAAAGCTGGGTGTTAATGATTTCAGTTTTAAGCATAGGAATCGGAATGTAATCTGGAACTTCAAAGTTGTCTGATTCGATACAGTCACGGATAACCGAAAGAACGGCGTTGATAGCGTTGTTGCTTAAAGAATAGCCACCTTCAAGGTCTGGAAGTTCCATGAACTGTGCGATACGTTCCTGTGGAATTACACCTACTGCCGCCAACTGCTGTAACTGTTGCAGTTTTGTTGACGGGTCTTTGGAAAGTGAATCCGCCGCACTGAACTGAATCTGCATTTTCTTTTCTTCATCAACAATGTCACGCCACTTAACGTCAAGACGGTTCGGTGTGTCTGGTAAAATCGTTTCATCTTTTGGGAATACCCTAAGACAAGTCTTGGCAATTTCAACGTAGCACCTTATGACCTGGTTAAGCTGTTCTTCGAAGCGTTCAGATTCAACGTCTTCCATAGTTTGAAGTGCTACGCCAGAATCAAGACCGCTTGGCTTTTTAGACTGTGCCGAAAGCTGGCTTATACCAACCATTTCATAGGCAGTTTCTTTCAGATTATTGATAAGTTCAATGTACTGACCGTCAATGAAAGCAGGTGTCGCTATCGTTACTGGCGAACCTGTCATGTCAGAAGTAGCCTTGTAGGTTATGATGTTTCCTATGCGGTTGTTTAACTGTGAACTTTTGATTGTAGCGTCGTCTGGAAGAAATACGGTATTGGCTGGTGTCAACTGTGAAGCATCCTTTACCTTTGACATCAACGTATTGATTTCAGTCTGAATGCCGTAAAGCATGTCTACGATAGATACAGAAGAACCGCCGTGAATCGGGTTGTTATACCAAAGGAATACAAAAGGCACACGGTTTCCTTCGTATTTTTCAATTGAAACAAAGTCAAGTTCCGTAATGTAGACTGCCTTGCACTGGTCTACCGTGTCATAGTAGATACCGTAGGTTACGTATTCCATTTCTGGGTTTACTCTAAGAACCTTTGTTCGGTATCTTTCTGGAAGCATTGAAACCGGATAGTCTTTCTGACAGTAATAAGCCCTTGTGATGTTGTTGTAGGTAAGTTCGGCCGGTCTTACAAAAACCTGCCACGGCAAAGCCTTTGTAATGGACTTGGTTTCTGAATCGACATAAAGAACACCGTGGTCAAAGATACATGCGTCACGGAAAGCCATAGAAACTTTCTTGTTTACTTCTTCAATGTCGAAATACTGGTCGAAATACTGCTGGGCGTTCTTGCAGACGTTGATGTCTTTGAAAGTGCCGTTGATACAGTTAAAGAACGGACGGACTTTTGACTGTGCTATCTTGGAAGTCAGTGTGTCAATGCAGGACTTTATAACGTTAAGCGACGGTGTTAAGGTCGTGTCTGTTTCAATAGATTCTTCAATGTTATAAAGTCCTACAATAGACGGATTCCTGATGTTCTTTAACGTGCCAGCAGGTGTGTTATTGTAGTAGTTATAGTTTCTGTAATACTTGGACAGTCTGGATTCATTTAAGCTTTTAAGTTCCGAAACCCTGTCCCTGATTTTGTCTTCTGTAATCATACAGTATTAGTGATTTAACCAAAAGTACTTGACGTAGTGTTTGCCATCTTGATAACTGAGACATTTATATTCGCACCACCAGAAAAGCTGTTTCCTGGTGCGTAGGTTTCATCATTATACATTGTGACAGTTGTAGTTCTTAATGTAGGAAGAAGATTACTTATCATTCTATAAAACAAACCGCCTCTTAGGAACACGGCTGTGGAACCTTGGAGTTCGCCTCTAACAATGGAGCCTATTGTAACCTCATCTACTTGATACTTATGATAGCTTATTTCAGTATAGCTTGTACCTGTATCACTCCAACCTTGAGTTGTTAAAAGAAAGTGTATACGATTTTGGTTGTAAGGGGCACCACCTCCAAGGTTTGGTGAGTGAATCTCACAATCGTGCTCAAGGTCAGTAGTTTCAAATGTTACCGGGTAGAATGTATTAGAGTCTAAGCTAGTTAAATCAAGTAGATAAAACTGCTTATTGAAACTCTTGAAGTTAGTATTATTAGTATTAATGGCATTGGTTATAGCACTATTCGTTGCGAAATCGGAATCATTCGTAAGCTGACTTGTAGCAGTCGGAATAGTCGGCTTGTTGCTAAGGTCATTGTAGCTTCCAGAAGTCGCCACCGTCGCAAGACTTGGTTTGTTCAAGATACGTGCTACCCCGCTTGTCGCATTCCAGTCACTGTTTACCTGGGCGGCAGGAATTGTTGGCTTATTGCTAAGGTCACCATACGAACCAGAAGTTGCTACAGTTGCCAGGTTTGGTTTGTTTTCTATGTAAGCCAGACTGCTTGTATCTGTTTCAGCCCAGTTGCTTTGAACTGGGTCAGTCGGAATGTGTGTATCACTTGGTAATGCCCCAACATCCTCTGCTGTAAGCTCAACTTTTCCAGTTTTATCATTTACTGAAACTACACCTAAATCAATACCATCAACAAGCTTTTGAATCTTGGCAATTCCATTATTGACATTCCGTATTTCCCTGTCCAACGCAAGCAATGCGGCGTTAATCTGTTGTACCCCGTTATTCGTTACTGTTATCATAAATCCCCCTAGAAGTTGAACTTGGACTGCTGGGCAACCGCGTCTGTTGTGTTGACACCAAGCGAAATCTGATAAATCGCAATGTCACTTTCCAGTTCCAATTGCGCTGCCACGGCTGACTGGTATTTTGGCTGGTATCTTATAAAGATTGTGTCATTGCCGTCATACATTGAAGGCTCTATGTCATAGGTCTTTTCTTCGGTTTCAAAGGAAGTGTTGGTGATTGTGTTGACCTTCAGTTTAAGCTTTCCCGCCTTATGGTCTTTGTTGTGAAGCCTTATGTACCAGCAGTCATAGGTTACTTTCTGCTCCGCACCGATACCATAGAACTTGGTGTGAAGCTTGATTGGCGTTTCTACGGCATCGTCGCCTATGTCATAAAGTGAAATGTCGTTTTCCACCCAGTTTGTTTCGTTTTCTGTTACAAGGATAGCCTTGGTTTCTTCAAAGTAAATGTCCTTAACATCGTAATCAACCTTAAACATGTCAGTGTCGGACATAATGTATACGCCGTTATCGGTACAAATCCAAAGTGACAGTGAAGATGGGTTCTGACCTACAAACTTTATTTCGTTTATGTCAGAAGCCTCGAACATTTTTGAAAGAATGGTGTCACCAGTGAACTGATAGAAAGTCTTATTAAACTTGGAATAGAAAATTGCCGCTTTTGGTAGCGTTCCAAGGAACATCATGTTTTTCTTGTAACATACGGAGTTTACGCCTTGAATTACACCATTGGTGAACTGGACGTTGTAAATGTTGTTGTAATCAAACGTATACTGTTGTCCTTGTAATGAAAAAGCACCCTCTACGTTTTCCATAGAAGATAAAAGGTAATAGGCATACATTTTCTGGTTGTTGTTCCAGTAGATTAATGGGTAAGCGGTCTTTCCTTCCTTAATAAAGTCATTGTTGGAATAACCGTTCAAAACTTTGCTTTCCCACGTTATCGGGTAAATAATGTTTCCGTTTGAATCAATCGGATAAACGGTTCCGTCATACTCTGGGTTATTTCCGTGATACTCTGCGGACTGGACGTTATCACCTACGCTGTAAAAGTAGTCTATTCCAGCCCACCTCCCAGGTGCGATTCCTACATCCTTATAGAATGGGGCACCACTAGCACTTTCCTTCACAGGGAAGTCTGTCATCACCTTTGGGTTCATCAAATGTCCAACAAAAGGTGTATTTGTTATAGGGTAATTAACATTAAATCCAGATGCGTAAACAATTCCAGTTTTTGAATACTGCACACCATCTTCCACTTTAGAGTATGGTATGGTATTATCAATGTAATCCAATACTGTTTTTATAAGTTTCTTTTCTTCAATGTCATAGAACCCACCAGTGACAGGAAAGTATCTATTATCTAAAACAGCAAACTTCTCAATAGACCCTTTGATAAGAGGGCTTGTAAGGTCGCCTGTAACAATTGGATAGGTAAAGTATGTATACCATTTTTCGTCTGTGTCCTTAAATGATAAGCACTTACTATAAGTGCCTCTATGAAAAAATGGTGTCTTGATTGTACCAGGTTGTCTAACTAGCCTTCCTAACAAAGTTGTAGCATAAAGGCTTCCGTTAATAAAGCTATTATCACCATAGCTCTTTACGCCTGGTATAAAGTACTTACCATCATGACCAGTATACCCTCTTGAATTTTCACCAAAGACCTGAAAGTACGGGTAGTCGTTACGAACCGTAACCATAATGCAAAAATCTGGGTAGACTTCAACTGTTTTGGCTGGTCCAGAGTAATATGGGTCGTTAGTTAGGTACGCCTTATACTGCCTTGTAGTATAATAAAACTCTTCATCAGTGCTTGTTATAGAAGGTGATGTGCCACTTACACTAATTACTTTAGCCCTAGCAGATGTGTCAATTACATTTTTTCCAGAAAAAGGGACAAAACTAATAAAAAAACGACCTTGATACTCCCTATCTTGGGAAATCACTACAAATGAACTTGAAGAAAAATTAGTTAGTTCACCGCTCCCTGAATAAGTTTTTTCAGAGTTAAAGCCATAATTGGGCTGTTGGTAAAATCCATAATAGTAATAATGTGAGCCTGTGGTGTTGCTTAGTGTACTAACTGCTATAACAAAACTAGTGCTAGGGCTAGTGCCGCTACTAGTATAAGCCTTAGCATCAACACTTGTTATTCCATTTACATCAAAACCAAAGTCGTATAGTAACTGGTATTCTTTGTTTAACAATGTTTCAATAGACTCAAGTACCGAATGATGCCCACTAGGTATGGGTACTATAAATCTATAATAGCGTCCCCACAATTTTCCAGACGTATCAATGTAAACTTGTGCAATAGAAAAATCATTTAATGAGCCACTATCATCAAATAAAAACGCATACCAGTAAGCGTCTTTTGGTGCACAGTCTTCCAATTCAAGTGGGAAGCGGACCTGTGCAACAGTGCTACCACTTCTGTCAGTAACATTGCGGTTTTCAAGATTAAGCGTAAACGGTTCACCTTTACTATTAAAGATAGTATAAGTACTGTCTTTGTTTCCAAGAGTAGTTTCTTTGCTTCTGATAGGTGTCAGTTCGCCACCGAACACAGTGCTGTTCTTTTCGTTGTAGCCTTCAAACTGTGCTACGTCTGTCTTCAATGTGTTAAGGCACAATGGACCTGTCAACGGAATGTTCTGAACCGTATTCTTACTGTTTGCCATAGTTTTCCTGTTCCTTTTCTATCTTTTTCTGATAAACGTTTGTAGGTATGTAAGCCAATGGGATAGTTGCCAAAAGGACAGCCAACTGTAAGAAGTCAACCTTGTCGGCCATGACAATGTATGTAATAAGTCCCAGTGCCCACGCCACGATAATGTTCTTTACAGAAGTTGCCTTGGACTTTAACTTGTTCATGACTTAAACCCCATTTTTATTGCAAAATAAGCTATACCAGCGGAAATAGCCCATTTGAATACCATGTCAGTTATGGTCTGCCACTTCTTTGCCTTGTCCTGGACTGGCTGTATTTCCAGATTACGGATACGCCTGTCGTGTGCATTAAAAGCCTGCAAACATTCCACAAGCTTTTCCTTTATGTCCTTGATTTCTTTTTCTTGTAGTTTATTTTCAAGAACTACCGTTTTTAGTTCGGCTAATGTAGCTTCAATGTTTGTCAAACGGTAGTTGATAGTTCCGATGTTGTTGTTTTCTGTAGTTTCCATACAGTATTAGTGGCTTACGCTTTAGCGGCTTACACCTTAGTGGAAAATAGAACAGTCCGCATCAATGACACCAGTCTTGATGTCGTTGTCTATGATTTCCTTGGACAGTTTGGCACGGATTGACTTAATTTCTTCTATTTTATAGTCAGATTCCTTGATTTTTTTGAACCAGTCAAAGAATGAAATCTGCGGGATTATGCCTACAAGCGAAGAAGCCTTAGCCGCGTTCATCTGGGTGTACATGTTCTTGATAATGTCTTCTGAAATACCCGCTTCGATAGACTTGTAGCATTCGTTGTAGAAATACTTGCCAAGCCAAAGGTTCTGTTCCGCAAATTCTTTGCGTCTACCGATACATTCAATGTAAGTGAAATAATGACCAATCATCTGTTCGGTGATAAAGCGTGTGATTGAACCATTGAACGGATTTATTTTTCTTGCGAAGTCAGTGGCTTGCTTTGCGGCGATGGTTGCACCAATCTGGCAAAGGTCAAAGTTGTACTGTGGGATTCCGTCCTTTTCACCGGTGCGTGTGATTGAATGTTCTGAACCAGGCATCCAGTAATAGACGACATCCTGTATCAATTTGATTTTAAGCGGGGTTCCTTCTGTAATAAGTCGAATCTTCCAGTTGAACTCACCATCTTCCATAGCTCGTAATTCGGAAAATGAAACCTTGTTCTGTCTTAGGAAATCAACGTTGTATAGCCTTCCGAATACCCAAGGATGGGTTGGTTCATTGTGAAGCACGAAACGTGTGCGTTGGTTAGGAACTGGGCAAGCCTGTGCGAATTGTCCCTGAACTTCGATAACGTTCTGTTCGATACCATGTTTCAACTGTTCCAGTGCGAATGGTCCTGCAAACTGGTCATCTGCATCAATGAATGTAACCCAGTGCGTAGTGGCTGCGTCCAGTCCATGCTGACGTGCCAAACCAGGACCTACGTTCTTGGTGCACTTAATCTGCTTGATGTCAAGTTCTGGGAATTGTGAAGTGATTTTTGAATAATCGTCTGATGGGTTATCACAGGCGACTACCACCTCAAGCTTGTCGGCGATAGTCTGACCTGCGATAGATTCAAGTGTCTTTTTGATTGTCTTTTCTGCTTTGTAAGCAGGGATTACAACTGTGATTTCTTTTTGCAACTTAATTTCCTCCATAGCTTATTAGTGTTTTGCTATGAAGGAAGATTAGATTATGCATCATTCAAGATACGGCTTGGGGCGAATCTGATACCAATGTAATTATTTACAAGACAGTTGTAGATGTAGTTAGTTGTATCACCAAGTGCAATAGTATGACTAATGTGAATTGGCACGGTTGAACTTCCAAGGGCAGTACAACCATAGAATGTATTATTCATGTTAGTAACACCATCCGGAATTGTTATTGGTTGGTTGAAGTTAACACAAGAATAGAATGTATAGGCCATGTTAGTAACATTATTTCCAATTGTAACTGGTTGATTTAAGTTTTTACAAATAGAGAATGTACTGTCCATGCTTACAACACTATCTGGAATAGTAACTGGTTGGTTAAATGTATTACACCATTCAAAAGTATGTTTCATAAATTTAACGTTGTTACCAATTGTTATTGGTTGGTTGAGGTTATAACATGCTAGAAAAGCTTCGCTCATATTTACAACACTATCTGGAATAGTAACTGGTTGGTTAAATGTATCACAAGTTCTAAAAGCATCAACTATGCTAGTAACATTATTTCCAATTGTAACTGGTTGGTTGAAATTAGAACATTTCTCAAATATGTAGTCCATGCTTACAACACTATCTGGAATAGTAACTGGTTGGTTAAAGTTATAACATTGCTCGAACGTTGAACTCATAACTTGAACGTTGTTACCAATTGTTATTGGTTGGTTGAGGTTATAACATGCTTGAAAAGCTTTGCTCATATTTACAACACTATCTGGAATAGTAACTGGTTGGTTGAAATTAGAACAACCGAAGAATGATGTGCTCATGTCGATGCAGTACTTCATTGGGTCATAATACTCATCAGGCGCGTTCGTGATAAGGCTTGGATTGCAGATAAATGTGTCTGTAAGTGTATTACACAAATGATACATTTCGTGTGCGTTATAAATGTAAAGTTCCTTAGCGTTTGTAATTACATTATTTTCCCAAGTATTTACACCAATGCTTGCTGAGTTATTCCAAACGCCATCTCCTTGAACACCATAAATTGTACTTCCATTTACGAAATTATTCGTTACACTGTCTGCGCCTAAAATAAGTGAGTGTGTTGTCATTTGCTGGTTCAATCGAGTCAGATTTACCCAGACAGAATAAACTGGCGGTGGCAACATACTTGGTGAGTATCCATACCCTTGTAGATAAAGATTACCGTTTGGTTGTGTCAGATAGAAAATTGGCTTTTTCTTTTCATCCTTTGAAAGATTATTATAATCATCTTCCGCCATTATCGTATAGCTTGTAACATCAAGCCCATTAATCTTTGCCTGGTTATTTATGTAGAGGTTGTTTATATAAACGTTGTCCGCATCAATCAGACCCGGAATGTTCATCCATTCAGACTTACCGTTGACTACGCCCAAGACCTGACCGTTATTTCCTACGGCACCATTAATAGAAACAGTATCTACGTCAAGACTGTTTACAACTGCATTTGATACGTTCAAGTCTGTAACAGTTGCGTTCGTTGCAGAAAGATTAAGAGTCGTAAAGCTATTGTGTGTTTCGTTCAGTTCGTTATGAACGTTATTAACATAGTTGTAAAGATTACTAACGTTGGCATCAACATTGTTTACTGCATCATTTACATAGTTGTAAACATTGTTAACTTCTGTGTTCACATAGTCATAAACGTTGTCGAAGCGAACGTTAAGCTTGTTTGTTTTTTCAGCATCGTATTCTTTAAGCTGATTTAAAGTAATTA